AAAATATAATAATGGTTATTAAAGGTAAGAGTGGTCGTGATATTAGTCGTTATTGGGGAGCTTCAATGAAAGAAGTTCTTTTTACAAAAGGAACTTCATTTAAAGTAGATAAAATAGTTGGTAATAAGGTTTATTTAGAAGAAATAACAAAACAAGCTCAATTAAAATCTGCTCCACCAATAACAGTTTCTAAAGTAGGAACAACTTTTGCAAAAACAACAACAAAAGAAGTTCAAGATCTTGTTACAAAACAGATTAATGCTTATCCTGAAAAGGTAAAAATAGCTTTAAATAATAATGGTGTTAATTATAATATTGGAAATAGTTTAACAGAAATTAATCCAAGATTAAAAGGTTTACATCCAGCAGGGTGGTCTAAAGGAGCAACTTGGGATAATGTTAGTGGTGTATATGATATGAATGTTAAATCAGTTTCTGTAGCTGAAACATATCTCCCAATAGGAAAGAAAATATATGAAGTAAATTCTTTAAATCGTATAAGACGTGTATTAAATCATGAAACTGGTCATGCTTTTGATAGTACATTAGGTAAAGGTTTTAATGTTTATAGTAATCAAAAGAAATTTCAACAAGCATATTTAAAAGACATTGCAAAATTATCTAAAGCAGATATTGTTAAAAATGATTTGAGATTTTTTATGCAGGAAGGTGTGAGGGGTCGTAGTGAAACTTTTGCAGATGTGTTTGGTGATATCATGGGAGGTGGTGGTGTACAAGGGATGAGTAAATTTTTCCCTAATTGTAAAAAATATATTGAGGATTTATTGAAATGAAAACAAAAAAAGTAATGATCCCAGCTTATGGTGATGGGATAGTTGGCGATGCGATAATAGATATGTCTATTCAATGCTTGGCTTGTAATAATTTAAATGACAATATGACAACTTGTAAAGCATTTCCAAAAGGTATTCCTGAAAAAATTCTTATAGGAAAATTTGATCATACTCGTCCATGGAGAGGTGATAATGGAATTCAATTTGAAAGGATTGAATAATGGCAAAACAAGAACAAATAGAAAAAGCAGGTCAACGATTTATTGGAGTTCCTGAAGAATTTGAATTTGTTGGTATGGAAGATGAAGTTGAAGTTGTAGAAGTAGAGGAGAAATAATATGCCTTATCCAAATTATCATTCTGCAAGAATAATGAATCCAGATTTGTTTTTGCGTATTAGAAATTTTAAGATAACAAAAGAAGGTATTATATTCAAAGGTGGACCGTTAAAAAGTGATCCAAATAAAGTTCCTGTACAAGCAATTTGGTTTCCAAGAAAAAAGTTTACTGTTGCAGAAGCTAAAAAATGGTTGAAAGATCATAAATGGAAATATATTCTTTTTGAAAAAGCAACAGGAAAAGATTAAAAGATTAAAATTAATATTAATATTAAATTAGAGGAGAACAATTATGTTAAAAGCGATGCTTGATTCATTAGAAGGATTAGATGAAAGTATGAAGGAGCATTATAAAGAAAAAGATGGTAAGTTTTATCTTGATGTTGAAAAAATTGGTGGATTAGCTTTAGAGAATGTTGATGGTCTTAAATCTACAGTGGAAAAATTACGAACATCAGAAAAAACTTTACAGCAATCTTTGAAATCTGTTCAAGATTCTTTAAATGAACATTCAAAAAAATATGAAGGAATAGATCCAGAAGTTGCTCGTTCTGCATTAAGTAAAATTGATGAAATAAAAAACTGGGATGGGGAAACGAAAGTTAAAAAGGCTGTTGAAGTTGCAGAACAAAAATTGCAATCCAAGATGGAAGAATTGGTAAAGCAACATTCTACGAAAGTTGAAGAATTAGAAGATGAAATAGCTAATTCTCAAAGTCAATTACAAGATGCTATTGTTACTTCAAGAATAATTGAGGCAATAAGTAAAGAAGGTGGTAATGTTGATCTTTTAATTCCTCATGTTAGAAAAAATGTTAATATGATAAAAGATAATAATGGAAGGTGGAAACCTGAAGTTATAAATGATGAAGGTAATCCAAGGATTGGAGATAGTCAAGGTAATCCTATGACTATTACTCAATTTGTTCAAGAAATGAAAAGTAAAGATATTTTTGCTGCTGCTTTTAGTGGAGTTAGTTCTACAGGAAGTGGGAAAACAGGCTCTACAGAGGGATCTACTCAAAAGAAAACTGATGTTAAAGTTGTTAAAGCAGGTGATAAACAAGGATTATCTCAGAATCTTGAACAAATTGCTACCGGAAAAGTACAAGTTGATATGTCTTCTGAAGATTAGAGAAACTTTATTGAATTTTAGAGTGGGATACAAAAAAGTTTAATGAAGAAAAACGTTCGTAGGTATTTGAACGTTGAGTAATGGGATATTACTTCTGTAAATAATACCAGAGCGGGATGCTCGACAATGACGGGATGTTATTGCGTTTTTAACAAATAACAAAAATCTTTTTAGGAGTGTTTATAATGGCTAATACACTTACAAATATATTACCAAAAATTTTAGCAAGAGGCTTAATGAGTCTTAGAACTCGTTGTATTATGCCACGTCTGGTAAATTCAGATTATGGTACAGAAGCAGCGAAAAAAGGTACAACGATTGATATTCCTGTTCCTGTTGCTGTTGGAACCACCGCTGTTTCTCCAAGTAATACTCTTGCTTCACCAGTTGCTTTGATTCCTGGTCTTGTTCAGGTTGCATTAGATCAATGGTATCAAAATAATCCAATTGGATTAAGTGATAAAGAATTGTGTGAAATAGATGCAAATGAACATTTTCTTCCTATGCAACTTGAAGAAGCTATTAAAGCTCTTGCGACTGTTGTTAATCAGCATATTATAGGGAAATATAAAGGAAATTCAAGAGGAGTTTATGGTGTTGCTGGAGATAATTATGGAACTGATCCGTTTGGTTCAGCTCAAGGTGTTTCTGGTGCAACTCTTGCTCGTAAAGTTCTTAATCAACAACTTTGTCCAAAAACGGATAGACGTGGTGTTGTAGATTTTGCTTGCGAAGCTAATATGCTTGATCTTTCTGCTTTTAGTGATGCAGAAAAAATCATGTCTGCTGTTGTAAAGATGGAAGGTGAAATTGGTCGTAAGTATGCAATTGATTGGGTTGCGGATGATGATGTTCCAACTCATACTGCTGGAACTCTTGGAGCCGTTGGTACTGCTCTTGCTACTGGAACAGCAGGAGAAGCAACTGTAAGTATTACAAATTCTGGTGCAAGTGGTGAAACTCTTCTGCTTGGTGATATTATTACTTTCACCGGTGATTCTCAGACTTATGTTGTTATAGCTGGTTCTACTGGTGATTATAGTAATGGGGTTTATACTTTTAGTTCTGATCCTGATACTGTTGTTGTTGGTATTCATCCAGTGTTACAAACAAGTCCATCTGGTGCTGCTGTAACAAAGGGAGCCAGTCACGTTGTAAATATGGCATTTCATCGTGACGCTTTTGCGTTCGCTACAAGGCCACTTCTTGATGTTTCTCAGGATTATAGTCTTGGTAGCAGAATGCTTTCGATGCAAGATCCCGTGACCGGACTTATTCTTCGCCTTGAAGTGTCGCGGCAACACAAACAAACGGTGTGGGAATATGATATTTTATGGGGAGCAGATTTGATTCGTCCTGAATTTGCTACTCGTATTATTGGCAAGACTGCTTAATAGTGATTAATTGGCATCGCCGCCAGGAATAGACGAGTTTCATCTCGTCTAAAGTCCTCCTCAGTCAGCGGGGGGCAAGTTCCCCCGCTGATATTTTTTATAAAATTTTATGAAAGGAAAAAACGATGGCTAAAATTCCAGTAATAGAAATGCAGAATAAAGAAAAATTACAAATAAAAGTGAATGTTGATGATATTGATAAATATCAAAAACGTGGCTTTGAAATTGTAAATCAAGAAAATAAGATAGAAACTGCTGACGAATTAGAAGCCGAAGAATTAGCTGGTAATGAAGATATGGATGAAGAAATAGGTGGCCAGGAAGAAATAGAAGAGGAGATTCCAGAAACTTTAAGTACGGAATAAATTTTATTTTGTAGAAGCGGCGATCGTTGCTTCTACTGTTATAATATTTTTTATAAAGGGAATAATAATGCCAGCAAATTTTGTTGTAGAAGATGGTAGTGCGGTAGATGGTGCGAATTCTTATTGTTCAGTTGCAGATGCAGATCAAATAAATTTAGATTATGAAAATTCTGTAGATTGGATAGCTGCAACTGATGCAGAAAAAGAAATGGCTTTGCGACAAGCGACGAGATATTTAGATTTGCATTATATCTGGGATGGGTATAAGGTGTATGAAGATCAAGTTCTTATGTGGCCAAGATATGAGATGTACGATGAGGATGATAATTATTTAGCCGAAGATGAAATACCAACAAAAGTAATTCAGGCTTGTGTATATTTGGCTATTAAAGTTATAGAAGGCGATACACTTTTAGAAGATTTTCAAAACGAAGGAAAGGTGAAAAAATCAAAAGATGTCGTTGGTCCTCTTACAGAGGAGCGTGAATATGTTTTTGGAGAGTATCCGGATAAAACTTATCAAGTAGCAGATAAACTTCTTGCTTCTCTTATTATTGGTAAGGGTTGGACATCTACAGAATTAGAACGAGGATAAAAAATATGGAACAAGAACAACGAACTGATCATGATTTATTAATTTGTATAGAGCAAAAAATAAAGTTTTTGCAAAATCAATTTGAGAATCATTTAAAACATCATTTTATTATTACTGTATTAGCTTTATCTGCTGCTCTAACAGGTGTAGGAAGTGTAGTTACAGGAATATTGTTATTTCTAATTAAGGCTTAATATGAATGCAGAAAGTATATATAATTTATTAGTTCGTAAAGGAATAGATGCAACGATAAGAACTTATCCTGATGCTGTTTTTGATCCCGATACTAACAAAACAACTTTAGGAACAGCAGTTGATTATTCGGTGAAAGTTGTTCCTCCATATAATTATATTAAAGAAAGTTATAAGCCAGCAGAAATGATTTCTTCTGGTAAAGGATTAACAGGGATAGCTAATTACAATCTTGAATTTATAATTCAAATAGGATTAAAAATTATTATAAATAATAAAGAATGGACAGTAGTTAGTGTTTCTCCCATTCAAGATAATACTGGTATATTATATTTTAGTTTGAATATTGAAAGTGGTAATTAAAGATATAATGAAAACAAAAATTTATAAAATTTACAAATTAACTAATATAATAAATGGAATGATTTATATAGGCTACACTCAAAAGAAACTTATTACAAGAATAAGAAGACATGTAATAACAAATTCCTATATAGGCAATGCTTTAAGGAATTATGAAATTAAAAATTTTAAAGTAGAGGTTCTTTGGGAAACTAAAAATAAAAAAGATGCTTGTATTGTGGAAAAAGCTGCTATCTGTGCTTATAGAACTCAATTTCCTAATGGTTATAATTTAACTTCTGGGGGAGAAAATCCTCCTAATCATAAAGGTGAAAAACAATCAAAAGAGCACATAATAAATAGAAGTGAAGCATTAAAAGGACGTATTGGTCCTATGCAGGGAAAGCATCATTCTAAAGAAACAATTGAAAAAATGAAAGTAGCACGAGCAAAGAGACCTTGTTCTGATTTTATTGGTAAAAATAACCCAATGTATGGACGAAAACGTCCAGATGTTGTAGAAAGAAATAAAGAAAATAGATATGCTAAAGGGAAAAAGCAATCTAAAGTTCATATATTAAAGAAAACTATTTCACGTTTAGAAACAATATCTGCAAGATTAGAAGATGAAATAATAAAAAGTTGCATTTGGGATGGAACATAATGACAACTAACTTGCAAAAATTTAACGCAGAACTTGAAAAAGCAGCAGAAAAAATAAAAGGTGATTGTGAAAAATTTTATAAGCAAGTTTGTTTAGAAGTTTTAAAACGAATAGTTTTGAGAAATCCTGTTGATACAGGTCGATCACGTGGAAATTGGATGGTTGAAATTGGGAGGCCAGCAGTTGGAATTTTAGATGTTCAAGGTTCTGCTGGTGAAATGGCAGAATTTGCTATAAATAGAGGAATATCAAAATTAAGTGATATACCACCTTTTTCTTTAGTTCATATTACAAATAATGTTGAATATTTATATTATTTAGAATATGATAGGCGGAGCAAACAAGCTCCGGAAGGTTTTTTAGAAATTACTTTAACCGAAATGTCTAAATGGCTTTCAGGAATTAAATAGGAATAATTATGTCTTGGCTGACTAATTGGAAATATCGTAAATCTCATGTTATCAATGCTGCTGCAGATGCAGGGACTGATTATCAAAAGAGAATTACTGCTCATTTTTCAGCACCACATTATCAGCATAGTGAGATAGATGATGTTTCTGAATATTTAAGAGGAGCAGGGGAACAATTTCAAAGATATTCTTTTTATGGTTGTGGTTTATATTGGATTTTTTATTGTGATGATATAAATATAGTTTATAAAACTTCAAGTGATGGGATAAATTGGTCAACCAAAACAACAATTAGAGTAGCTACTCAATTATATATGTTTACTATTTTATGGGATGATCCATATATTTATTATGTAATAGGAGGAGTTAGTGGTGATAATAAAGTTTATTTTAGAAGAGGGATTCCTGATGTTGATGGAATAATAACTTGGACTTCAGCAGAAGTAAAGGTTGCAGATTATAGAGCAACTTCACCTTGTTTAACTAAAGATTCTAATGGGAAAATTTGGTTAACTCAATTTAAAACAACCGATTTAAATGTAGGAACTTTTGAAGTTATTAAAAATGATGCAGTTGATGGTTCTTGGAGTATTGCATCAGGATACCCTTTAGAATTATCAGCAGGTATAGGAGGACGAACTCAAGGAAGTATTTGTGCTTTAACTGAAGGAAAAATGTATGCGGCTTATGGTATGGTTGATGAAAATGAAGAAAATCCTTCTTTAGTTTATGGAAAACTTTTTAATGGTGAAAATTGGGGAAATGAAGAAACAATATCAACAGAAAATTTGGCTCTAGGAGGTGGAGTTTTTATAACCGTAGATGCTAAAGATGACGATGTTTATATAACTTATTGCGTTGAGAAGATAGAAAATAAAATAACAATAACTTTTAATAAAAGAGTTTATGGCGTTGGTTGGGGAAGTGAAGAATATATTTCTGATGATTTTCCAGGATTAACTAATCTTGGTCCTGTAATGACTTTTAATCCAGATGAAGATGAACTTTGGGTTATATATGGGGATCCAAGTGTTGATTTAATTTATCTTAGAAAACGAATATCTGGCGTATGGTATGATCAAGAAACAATTTATGATTTTTCAGAAATTCAAGATACAAGTCATTTTATTTTAAATGCTTTTAGAAGATCTTGGGATGGGCATTTTGCCATTCAATTTGATGTAGCTCAAGGAGCAACAAATAAAATTTATTGGCTTCATTACGTACATGATATAAATGAGCATGTTTATTTGAGTGAAAATTGCCAAGTTGATTTTGAAGATATAAGATTTACAGATGATGATGGTGATACTTTTCTCGATTATTGGATGCAAGAAAAAGTTGATTCTGATTATGCTATTTTCTGGGTGAAAGTTAATGATGATTTAAGTGCAGATCCACAAACAATTTATATTTATTATGATAATGTAGCAGCTTCTTATCCTATTGGGGATGATCAAGACGAGATGGATGCTACTTTTTTATTCGCTGATCATTTTTATGGTTCTACATTAGATGCCGCAAAATGGGATGAAATTAATACTCCAACAATAAATGTTGCAGATAGTATTTGTACTGTTACAAGTGGTTCAGCAGCTTGGAAAGGAATAAGTTCTGATGATATTTTTGGTGCTTATGGAATAGCTTGGATATCAAGACATCAATTTTCATCTGGAAATCGTACCATAGCAGGCATGTCAAATACTGGAATTCCTGTTGCTGATGATGAAATGTGTTTTTTGAGCCCTACTCTTCCTCGTAGTCGTGTTTGCGATGAGGGTTCATATGCTGACATCTTCTTTGATATTGATGATTCTTTTCATATATATGATATTACTTGGAAAGCAGGGCAATGTAAATTTTATATAGATGGAATATTAGCATCTACTCATATTGTAGATGTTCCTAATGAAGCATTAAAAACATGGATAACTTCTTATAATAATTCACAAACTTCAGATTGGGTCGCAATAAGAAAGTTTGTTGATCCAGAACCAGAACATGATATTTGGGGTGAAGAAGAAGAAGAAATTCTTGAATTTATCGGTTCTGTCGATTCAGTTTCTAATGTTTCTGGTTCTTTAATAAAATCATTAAAATTGGCAGCTTCTATTACTCCAAGTTCTAATGTTAGTGGTTCTTTGACAATACCTGTAAGATTTAATGGTTTTATTGCTGCAAATTCTAATATTGTTGGTTCTTTATCTACTTTATTAATAGCATTAAATGGTTCTATTACTCCAAGTTCTAATGTTAGTGGTTCTTTTTGTTTACAATCAAGATTAGAAGGTTGTTTAATTGTAATTTCTAATATTTCTGGTTCTTTGTCTTTTTTATCAAAAATATTTAATAGTAATTCTGTTTCAATTTCAGATGTTTCTGCTTCTTTAAGTGTTACAACAGAGCTTGGAAGTTCAATTGTAGAAATTTCTGGTGCTTCTGCTTCTTTAGGTTCTCTTGGAGTTTTGACTTTATTAGTTGCTCCGACTATTGGAGTTTCTGGCTTATCTGGTCGGCTTGGATTTTTAATTTCAATTGAAGGTTCAATATCTTCATTGTCTAATGTTTCTGGTAATCTTAATTCACAACCAGGATGTGATGGTTCAATTTTTGGTGCTTTTAGTGTTTCTGGTAATTTAAATATAAATAAAGAATTTTATGGATTAATTACTGGTGCATTAGAAACAGGTGGTACATTAACTACTGTATATTTAAATGTAGAACGTTGTCTTATTGGTTTTGTCACTTCAACAAGTGATTTGTCAGGATGGTTAATTCCATATTTTGATGGAAGAAATATAATTAAACCAATAAGTTTATTATCAGGTTCTTTAAATATTATACGGCAATTAGAAGGTATTTCATCTATTGTTTCTGTTAATCAAGGAAATATAAATCTTTTAAGCATTTTACTTGGTTTGTTAAATGAAAGTTCTAATATTTATGGTATTGCTCATTTCGTTGCTCTTGGTTTTTATGAAAATTTAGCTAATCAATTATCTGCTTATTTTCAAGATATTGCTGATGTAAATAATTTAATCATTCGTTATGATAACGATTTACGGGCTACTCCATCAGATAATTTGTGGTGTGAATACAATATTGATTTTGGAAATGCCACACAAAATAATTTAGGTATTGATACTTTTAGGAATATTGGTAATTTTAATATAAGAATAAAAAATCAAATAGGGCTTGGTATTGGTGAACTTTTTGAAAAAGCAGACATTATTTCTACTGCTTTTTTAAGAAAAAATTTAAATAGAATTATTTTTGATATTCCAAAAATTAGAAAGATTGGTAGAGTGGAAGATAATTATCAAGTAAATGTTATTTGTCCATTCTTTAGTGATAAAATTGGGAAATAATGTTATATCAAAATATTATAAATGGATTAAATTCTTATTTTCAAGATATTGCTGATAGTCATAATCTTATAGTTCGTTATGATAATGATTTGCGGACTACTCCTACTTCTGGTATCTGGTATAAATGTAAAATAGAATTTGATAGAACAGAACAAAAGGAAATTGCTCCTAATTCTTATAGAGCAATTGGTAATTTGATTGTAGAAATTTATTATTCAATTAAAATTGGAATTGCTTCTATTTTACGGCAAGTAGATATTTTAATTGCTTATTTTACTGAAACAACTATAAATAATAATTTAAAATTCAAAACTCCAATAGTACAAAATATTGGAAGAGTTGAAGATAATTTTCAAATAAATGTAATTTGTCCATTTTTTGTGGATAATTAAAAAATAAAAGAAAGGATAATATAATGGATCAAATAGAACGTATTATTACGGCGATTACAAATGGTTTAAATAAAGTTAATACAAGTATTCAAAAAACACAAACTTATAAAGATGGGAATACTTATTCTCTTGCAGTGGATACGGTTGTAGAAACTGCTGCGACTTCTGCTCTTTTGGCTACTCTTAGAGGAATTACACTTCTTTTTACTGGAAATGTTGCTGGAAGTTCTTTGCTTTCAGGATTTGTTAATCATCAATTGTTTAATGGGTTTTCTGTAGGATCTTCCAGTTTGTCAGCTATTCTTAGAGGAGTTACTCGTCTTTTTGCAGGAGATTCTGCTGGAATTTCTACTGTGGGAGGAGGTAGTTTCACTTCTATAAAAGAATTAGTTGGTTCTTGTGCTGGAGCAACGACTGGTGCTGCTGCTTATATGTGGACTTAAAATAAATAATTAAAAATAAAAGAAAGGATAAAAAATGAGTGACGCAAATCGTGTGCAATTAGCTTATGTTGAAGAATCAACTTTTGGAGAACAAGAAACAGGTTCTAATTTACAGATTCTTCGATATAATAGTGAGTCATTGAAACAAGATATGGCTACTACAATTAGTGAAGAAATTCGTTCAGATAGACAAATTTCTGATGTAGCAAGAATTGGATTAAGTGCAAGTGGAGATATTAGTTTTGAATTAAGTTATGGTACTTTTGATGATTTTCTTAAAGCTGCATTGCTGGCCTCTGATTGGTCAACAGAAATTAGAATTGAACGCTTAACAATTTCTGTTGATGAAGCTGATAATTCTTTTAATGATTCTGAT